GATTAACAATTAATTGGGGGCTAGTTTCTGCTGCAATAGTTAATTCATTACCAGGCCGATATACTAAACCACCACCAGAAGTATTGTTGTAAAGAGAAGTATCAAGCGTTCCCACCATAAAATTCCCAGAGCCATCTATCCTCATAGCTTCGTTACTGCTACTATCTCCATATCCTGTAAATACGTGCTGATTAGCAATGTATTCTTGTGTGATGTAAGCACTGGCATTTCTTGCCATTAAGTATACTTCACCTGAAGCAAAAGATACCTGATGCCTTTCTGTTCCATTAGAAACGTCAAGTTTTGTAGCAGGGGTTATTCCAATGCCAACATTACCACCATTCGTCACAGTTAATCTATCATTCCAAGCACTTGACGCAAAAGTTTGTAAAATTATAGGTTGGCTTTCTGACCTAATAACACTTTCACTGCTATCTTGGGTTAAATAAAAACCACCATTTGATCCTGCATTTATTGTGGTTGTTGCAGTTACAGCACCAGTAATATTTAAAGACTTGTTCATATTCCAAGATGTATCAGCATGAGTATAATTAAAGGTTGCCCCTGCACCCCCTATGGTAATGCCTGCACCATTAGCCGCGGCTGAATCAGCTGCATCTGTAGCAATTGAAAAGTTCAAATCATCAATAGCTACTGTTGTGGAATTGATCGTTGTTGTTGTGCCATCTACCTGAAGATTACCTGCAATCACTACAGTTCCTGTGTTATCGCCATGTGCTGCAGGGTCTATTGTAAAACTTGAGGGGCCACGTAAGTATCCAGATAAAGTTGCGTTAGTTCCTGAAATCGCTCCTGTAAAGGTAGCCCCTGCTAATGGGGCATAAGTAGATGATGCAGTAGAGCTTGTGAGATAAGAGCTTAGATCAACTTCAGCCCAAGTCAGACCACCAGTATTACCAGACTGTGCTTGTAAAAAATAATTGTTAGTGGGAGTGTTGCTTACTTGAAGGATTGCTTCATTAACAGTATTGAGTGCCATACTTGGTTGAGCAACTTGAGACAAAAGTGCTAATGACCCAAGCCCAAGATCACTTCTAACTTCACTAGCACTCCTACCTTCCACAGATGTACCATCAATCTTGAGAAAGTCATTATCAGCTACACCACTAGTAAACACAGGAACTTTACCACTAGTTATTCCTGTAGTTGCTGTAGTTAAAGGTGTAAAAGTAATAACCTCTACTATGTCATTTAGAGTAGCACCTGCAGTAAGCGTAACTGTAGTGCCACCTGACAATGCATAGTCAGTTGTTTCTTTTAGAAATATACCATTTAAAAATACGTGAGAAGTAGAATTAACAGCTAGTGTCGGGCCACTGCTATCTGCAGCTCCACTAAATGCCGTTTGATTGCTACTAGCTGTTTTTGTCCATCTTTGTTGTATAGTACTAAGAGGAGTATTATTAACAACCAATTCATTGCTTGCATCTAGATATGCAGCTTTACTTGCAGGCTGTGTTACAAATACTTTTTGATTACCTGTGCAAGATATCTTAGTTGTATTACCTGCAGATGTTTGAAGCACTGTTGTTCTAGCTAAAGTTGTACCACTAGCAGTATACGTACCTATACCTACTTCAAAGTTATTTCCATCAGTAATACAATAATATGTTGTATTAGTATTACCTATGTCGGCAAAGGTACGAAAACCATCAACAGCACCAGTTAGGGTAAGTGTACCCTGACCTGTGGTATTTGATGTTTCTTTAATTCTGTCTTTTAAGACTAGAGCCATTAGCTAATCCTGATAATTGCTGTACTCGTTCCTGCTGCTGGCATTGTTACTGTAAATGTACCATTGTCTGATGATTGTGTTGATCCAAAACTAATAATAGCTACAGCTTTATTACTCTCTGAAGAGTTATATATGATGGCTCCATTAGCGTCTATAGTAGCCGTAGTAAACTGAACATCAGCAAAGTCTACATAAGCAACTGATGCACTTGAACCGCCTGTTACTGTAACTGATGTTAAACTTGCACCACCTGCACTATAGTTACCTGTGTTGCCTATCTCATCACTATTGCCTGTGACTGCAGAATAGTTAGCTGTAGTTGCATCATATGTTCCTGACTCACCAGATTTAATTAAAGCTAATTTAAATGTATCTGTTCCAAATGTATGGATACCTTGCAATAACTCTTTTTTAAAAGTATTACAGAGTGCCGTTGTTATTCCCATAGTAGTCTCCTTTTATATACAGTAAGAGGGCAAGTTTCCCTGCCCCCTTAACTAATACTAGCTAATTATGCTAACATATCTCTGACAACTATATCAGCGGTCATGTCACCCATGTCACTAACATCCATTAGCATTGCCCATACACGAATAGATCCTGCAGTAAAAGATGCACCTCCACCTGTTAAAGTTAAATCTAATGTGTCGGCAGTGCCGATGATTAAGTCATCTGCAACTGCAGCACAAGGAGCATAAGCACCATCAGCAGCCCCATCAATATCAAAAGCAGCGACATATTCATTGTCATCTGCCCCTGTACCAAGGATAGCTGTGGCGTTAGTACCTGTGTTCATAGTTGCACTAGACATAACCTGCATACCTGCCGCCATAATTTTAGTGTGGGCAGGAATAGTGAGACATTGAACAACGTCACCATTTGGGTTAATACTGTTTTTCGTTAGATCAACAGTAGTTTGCACCATGTAAGGGTTTCTACCGATAGAACCATTACCATGTGCAGCTTCAAGCGTTGCTGTAATTGTAGCCATGATTCACCCCCTATATCAAGTTGTATTTACAGTTGACAAGACTCTCAGGTCTGAGAATCTTTCTTCCGTACAGATGCATGCCACGAACAATATCTGCAAATGAATCAGGATCACGATAAGTTTCGGTCTTGTTTATTTGCTCGGCTGTTGCGACTGCTGAAGAATGTCCTGCAACAATCATTCCATAGTTACTAGCATTTGTGCCACCTGTGGTAGCAGGGCCAGTTCCTATTGAAGGTAGATTGTTTGACATGTAAACTTTAAAACCATGTAGGTTGTTAAGTACTAGACCATTTTGTAGTCCTGAACCACCAAAGTCTGAGTTAAACAATCTTGAGTCCTCATCTTTTAATAATTCACAGAATACTGGATCTACAACTAACCATCTACCTTGTGTGTCCACATTTTGTTGGTCAAGTTTACGAGCCATTCTTGCTATAACAGTTAATGGATTAGCTGTTGCCGCAGCAGTTGGAGCAGCTTCAGATCCTCTTGGCTTTAAGCCAACAGAACTTCCACCAGAACCACCAGTGCCAAAATCTGTTGCATCTAGTTTCATTGATCCTAGAAGTTCATCAGATCCTGCACCTGCTACAGCTACTGTACCATTAGTTGTTGTGTTTGCAGTATTAGGATTACCATGCATAGCTCCTTGCTTGAAGCCTGTTAAGTAACCTAGTACGTCTTGGTCAAATTGATCACCTAGTCGATAGGCAGCACGATCACTGGCAAGTGAGCCAAAGTTGATGTGACTGTGAGCTTCTTCTATGTCATCGACTTTAAATGCAAAATAGTTTGCTTTGTCGATGGTAAGAGAGAACTCTTCATCGTCTAGATCTTGAGGAGTGATTTGCGTACCACGTGCATACTCCTTTACTGTGATTTCAGGCTCTTTGATGATTTTCACCGAATCGCCCATATTTGCGATCTCTCCAAAGTAGTCAGAGTTTGTAATCGCTTCAACAATAGATGACTTACGAAACGCAAGTTGCACCTGTTTGCTGTAGATAATAGGACTAAAATTACCATTAGGTAAATTTCCGTGTCCTGCAGCTTTTTGAAACGCCATAATTAAATTCTCCTTAGTAGTTTCAAAACAGATACAAACTACAAACTATATAAAGAGGCCAACAGTTTAAGGTAGATATAAACGGCTTAAACTTATTTGGATAGTCCATAAGTATTTTGTGTTTGTTGAATATAAAGTGTTAGTGTCGTTTCCGGGTAACACTTTACCTAGTACTTATAGTTATATCAATAACTATCTAATTGTCAAGAACTATCTTGCATTTCCTGACATATCATATATAAACTTTCCACTACGTATAGCTTCCATTATAATATCAGCATTCTTTTCGTATTCTTGTGCTGACATACTGTTTACATCTGATTCTCTAAACATCCCTTCAGATGCAGTGTTTGGACTAGCTTTAGTTGTTTTAGTCATTACACTTTTAGCAGCATCTTTGGATGTATTCTTTGTTTGCTTTGTAGCAATACCTGTATCAATTTTATACAAATCAATTGCTCTTGCAGCAGACTTAGCATCAGTTTCATTTTCATATAAAGCATCTTGAACCCATTTAGGTTGTTCATCTGCCCATTCGTGAAATGCATCTGTTTCCTTAATCTCATTAAAATCAGGATGTAGTGCTAGTAACTGTGCTTCAGCTTTCTCTCTATGTACATTAGACTGCATCTCATCAATCTCTCGTACACGTGACTCTAAGTGTTTAGCTTGTTCCTGTGCTTTTTTAATTGCAATTGTTTCTACTATTGCTGCCACATCAGGATACTTCTTTGCCCATGCTTCTATGTCTTCATCTGTCTTAGGAAGATTTATTTCTTTACGTGTGGCTTCGTCTAGTTGTTTTTTTAAATCATCAACCTGACTTCCAAATTCTTTTTCTTTATTCTGAAGATGCCTACGTAAATCGCCATAGCGTTTTTTAAATGTCTTTTCTTCTGCAGATAAATTTTTAGTATCTTCTTCAACCTCTGCTTCCTTGACTTCACCTTTCTGTTCATCTAAGAGTTGTTGTAATTCTTCTTCTTCTTTTTTCAACTTCTCTTCGTTGCTATACTTTCGATTGGTAAATGCCATTTTCTTTTCAGGTTGCATTTCACCTGCCACAGTTGCTTGTTCCATTGATATTTCTCCTTTCAAGGGTCACTATATGTGAGTAGCTAATTAGGATTTCTTTTGTACTAAAGTCTTCCTCTTGGGTGTTGGTTTCTTTTTAGGTTTAGTTACCATTGTTCCTGATGCAAATCCTCTATAATTACCTGTTTTTCTTCCTTCTTCAATGTTTCTAGAAGTTGCCTTTGCAACAGATTTATCTCTTTCTTTTCTTTCTCTTAATGCACTTTTATACCCTGTATCTCCTGCTTTTTTGCCCGATGAATCTGTTCTATTTTTTATAGCATTCTCTGAGGCAAAACCTTTATCTCCTTGATCTCTTCTATTTTCATTACTTTGAGAAGTTCTAGCATTTGCCATTGCTTGTCTTCCCATATTAGTACCGGGACTTGAATCATAACCATAGCGTGTTGCTAAATCATTTTTTCTTTTTTCTCTAGTAAGTGGGCCTGTGTACTTGTTTTTCATTCTATTTGCGGCACCTTGTTTTTCTGATGCAGTAGCTTGTCTGTCTCTATTAGGAACATTAGCAGAGTAAGAATTAGCTAAAGGATCAATATTACGTTTAGCTTTATCCAGACTTTGAATTGCTTGTTCATCTGTAGCTCCATCAGGACTAAATAAACCTGTAATCTTATCAAAGATACCGCCAAATAAACTACTTAAAAATCCACTGCCACCTTTCCATTCACCACTTTGTACTTGCCTTAAAACATCACTTGCTTTTTTAGTATCGGCTGTACCACCAAACAAGGCTTTCATTTCTTCTCCTGCTAACTCCATACGTGCAGACATAGGTAAACTAAAATAGTCATTAGCTGACAGTCCAAGTCTTTGTGCTGATGTTAATACTGCATTATATCCTTGCTCTGTCATGCTAATAGGATTACCATTCTTATCAGTAATCACATCTCCTTTAAACTTATCAGCAAGATATTCAGATGAATACATAGGATCAGGTTCAGCCTCACGCTCGTTATTAGATGTTTGTTCTGCAGGTGCAGGTTGAGTTGCTTCAATATCGTCAGGAGCTTTCTCAGGTTTTTTTGTTACAGGAGATCCATCTTCATTTAACATAAGCTTGTATCCAGATGGCACAGGTTCAAGTGGCTGTCCTCTATAGTCAGTCAGTATAGCTTTCATATCACCTGCATCATTTTTATAATATGCATATGTTTTAGCGTATTGTTTGTTTGCTTCTTTCTGTATATTAAAATACTTATCTGCTGCTTCAGGCCCTGCAGTTCCTTCTTGATATCCAAATACACCGCCTTGTGCTTTCTTTTCAACTTCTTCTTCTTCTTCCATATCACTCATAATAAGAATATCAGCAGCATCAAATGGAATATCATCAGGAAGGTCAGCATCTTCAGGATTACCTAACTGACCCATAGCTTCCATTTTCTTTAATCCCATCTTAGCATCTTGTCGCATTTCCATTAAATTATTTAAACCTATAAAGCGTGTTACATCTGCAGGAAAAATAAATTCACCTTCGCTAACCATAGCAGGCACATCATCTCGTACTTCTTTTGCCATTGATCCTGATGGTACATCATTTCCTGATACAGGATCTTTTTCCCCACCATCATCTTTCATACCACCTTCATCAAATAATTCCATTTGTTCTTCCATAACTGTACCACCTTCATTGAACGCCATTGGTTTACTGATTGTATTTCCCTGTCCTACAGGTTTATACTGTTTAAAAAAAGCATCTTCAAATTGTTTTTCTAGATTAGATTGTTGCATTGCTATGTCTTGACTTAAAGATGCATTGTTTTTTCCTACTTGTTGTTGTTCTGCCATTTGTAACGCATAAACAGTATTCATTTGATTTTGAGCTTCTTTTGGATCAATTTGATTATTTTCAAGTTTAAATTGTAACTCAAGCAATTTAGGTTCATATTTTGCTTTTATACTTTCCATTTTTTCTATCATAGGCATTGCTATGTTTCTGCCTTTTTGATCTAAGTTAAAATCCTTACTAAACTGTTGTACTAATTTAGCTCTATTGTTTTGATCTAAATAATCTTGTAAGGTATTAGTTTTACCACTAAGAAACTCTTTAAGACTTGTATATTGTGGTTTCTGTTCTGCAGGTTGTGATGCTTTTCCTGTTGCTTCTAAGTTTGCTTGTGTCATTCCTCCTTGAAGTGGAGTACTGACTGTTGAAAAATCATAACTTTTAACAGGTTGACTACCATGAAGTCCTGAAGTATCATCATGTTTAACAAAATCTTCTGCAGGATCACCCATATCATTTTTAGTAAATACTTTATGCCCCCCATCTTGATGCGTTTGATCGTATGCACTCATAGGTTTTTCATATATTACACTTTCTTGTCCTATATCGGCAGCTTTTTTTATCATAGGTGTTGTTATTTGTTGTGGTGGAATTGTGTTAGGATCAGTTAAAAAAGGATCAGCTATTGGGTTGGGATCAGATGGTGCTTGAGAAGTCTGTGGATAGACTATCTGACCATTTACAACTGTGCCTTGATGTGCTTTTAATACTCCACCCTGTTTCAATTCCTTACTCCTTTTTTTTGTAGCTGCTATAGCTTCATTAAAATTGTCATGTTCACTAGTAGGAATCATACGATTATCTTCTACAGCTTCTTTTAATTCATCTTCTGTATAATAATGACCATTATGTATACTAGGAATATTAATCCATTTACCATTTTTTAATTTAATAGTTCTAGAAAATTCTGAACGTCTTTCACCTGTATCATCATCTATATATACAGGCCTACCTGATTTTGTTGTTTCTCCTGTGGGTTTGCCAACCTTCTTACGAGATTTCTTTAACATTTACTTCTTCCCTAAGTGAGTGTAGCTTTCTAAGTATAGCTAATGATCCTTGTGATCTTTTCCACAGATCTTGATTATCTGTCTGTTCCATTATTCTAGTATGATTTTGTATATGATATTCTAAATACTCAACAAACGCATCCCATAGCTTTGGATTATTGCATAGGGGTTTGAGGTGGTTGAGGAGTTCCTTGTGGTTGTGCATTACCTGTAAATCCTTGTTCTTGTGGGCCGGGAGCAACTCCTGTACCTATAGTACCCCCACCTGCTCCTGTTGGATCATTTGGGTTTGCTCCTGCAGGAGGCTGTCCTTGTGGTTGAGGTTGTTGCTGTTGAAAACTCTTCATTAGTTCAGCAGCTAACATTGCTTCTGCTTTATCATTTGTAACCTTCTCAGGATCAAGATCAAGTGACTTAGCAATTTCACGTATGATATAATCCATCTTAGCAAAGGGTGCAAGTGCAGGATTAGAGGATACTTGCAAAAATTGCATAAGCCTTTGACTACGTACTTCGTTAGCCATTAGGCTTTCTGTACCTCTTGCCTTTACTTCTAGATCTCCTTTTATCTCAGGATCAAAGTCAAACTGCATATTAAATCTAAACATACCTTCACCTAATGGTCTAAGTATATAGTCATCTATATTTTTAATAACAGTCTTAACCCCACCTGACGCAGCATTCATAAGCATAGAGATACCACTAGCTGTCCTACCTACACCTGATACACCTGTCTGTCCATGTGCAAAGGAAGGAAAGCCTGTAGACTCATCTGCTAAGACTCTAGCCTTATCAAAGAGTTGTAAGTTTTCGTTTGATACATTGGGAAATTTAGTTCCAAAGATAGCCTGACCGGGAGCGCCGCCCTGTCTACGAAAGACTTTACCGGGATATACACTAAGGTCTTGGCCGGGAACTAAGTTAGTTTCATCTACCTCAATAAGTAGATTGCCTGATAGTACAGCATTATCTACAGCCATACGCATAAAACCATTCATTAAAGTCTGTGTATCATCCATGTTTTCAGCAATACCTATACCAAAAAAGCTATAAGGATTAAGCTCATAGGGTGCAGACATGTATGGTATCTTCATAGGTTTAAAAGGATTAACAACAAGTCTTAGTAATCTATCATTACATATCCACGCATTAACCTGTACTTCATCGTAGGCTTTTAGTTCTTTAGGTATATCTAAACCATGTTCTTCTAACATTTCTACATCTAGCATACCCCAGTATTCAAATACTTCAAATCTATTAATCTCTTCAGAATTAGTGTAATCAGATAGATCATCTTCCCAAGATTGTTTTTGGTAGTTCTCTCCCATAGTAACACAATCATCAATAGCTTGAGATATAAAGTAGGGTCTTTTCTTTAGTCCACGCAGTTGAGATCTAGACATTTTATGTCGCTCAAATACGTATTGTGCTTCTTCCATATTGTTTGCGTCTGGATCTGGAAAGAAGTTCCATATAGATACATGGGATACTAAAGGTACAGTTTTAAATAATGGCTCATACTCACCTTCATCAGACCAATTAGGATATTCTTTATCTAAAGCAAATGGGCCTTTAATAATACCTGTTCCAAATAATGCCATTTCAAATGCGGTATTTCGTAAATGTGTATTGGCATTTGATTCTTGTAACTGATCATGTATTTTCTTTTCCATCTTCTTAGCTGCAATCATTGCAGGATGAAAGGTTATAGCTGTGGGAGTTTTACCTGCCCCTTGCTCTAGCCCTTCTACATCTTTTAACTTTTCACTCAGGGGGCCTAAGTTATCCATTAGAGTTTGTTCTGTTGCACCTGCAGGTATATCTTTACCATCTCCTGCAAATCCATAAGGACTCTCGTTAGGATCACGTTTAACTTGTTCAGGCTTTTGAGGATCAAGACTAACACTTTCTATAACTCCTTCAGGTAATTCTGTAGGCTCTATAGTAATAGGAAACTTATTCGCAGCAAATAAAACATCAGCTATCTGTCCATAGGCTGCTAGTGTCTTGGTCTTAGTAACTTTAATAAATATTCTTGACTTTTCAGCCTCAGTAAATTGTACATCGGAATCATACAAACCTCTATAATTTTTATAAGACTTTAACCATCGTATCTCATCTTGTTCACGATTAGTTTCTGCCTTTTTATACTTATCCATTATATGATAGATTACTTTGATATTACTATCTTCAGACTCTTCTAGAGCCATTGATGTATCATCAACTAAAACTTCGTCATTATCTTCCATATTAATACCCAAATGTTTGATCTGCTATCTGATGCCCATGATTTTGTTTATTAGGTTCATAGTCAAAAATACTAAATCGTGGTCTTGACATTATACCATATCTTAATGCATCATACAAGTGATCTTCTGATTGTGTGTCTATATCTTCTGAATTTTTTTTATCTAAAGGAATTGAGGGAAGTTGAGAAACTATATTTGTACAGTTATTAAAAAATACTAATCTTGGTTCTTCTGTAAAGTCATCAACTTGTAATCGTCTATGTATTTCATTCTTACCTGCTACTCTACTTCCCTTACTCCTATCTGATGGCCTCCATCTACATCCTCTTTGAATCATCTGTTCTGCGAGTGATGGGCCAGTATCACCACGCCTATGCCAAAGAGAACTATCAAGCACACCGTAATTAATAGTTCCGTCATGTTGTTCTACCTCCAATATCATATCGGCTAAGTCAGTAGCTAATACTTTGGAAACATACAACTCCCTATATACAACAAGCTGCTCGTCAGGAGAAATAGCAAACCATACAACTGCAGATTTACTTCCGTATCCATAGTCACATGCCCGAAACTTTGTCCAAGCTGTCGGTATATCAAAAGGTTCGATGACATGTATATCACGATTAAACTCTGTAAACGCAGCACCTTCTTTGATATCCCAATCTCCATCAAGAAGTTGTCTTCTTTGTTGTTCAGGCAAGGACAAGAGCATAGACTCGTAATCACCTTGCTCTGCAAGATAAGGATTATCAAATAGTCTCGCAGGAATAAACCTGCGTTTAAATAGTGGTTGACCTTCTTTTGAATGTCCTGTGGGGTAACTAAGTGTTTCATTTGTTTCAATATCTGTTGCCCAAAATGAATTACCTGCAGGTGCAGGATCAATAAACATTTTCTTTACCCAAGCATGCCCTCTTCCACCGGGGTTTGTTGTTGCTCTCATAAAGATAGGTAAGTTAGAACTTGCAGTACGTAAACGTGATCTTAAATAGTTCCAAGCAAAAGGTGTAGGCCACTGTGTAAGTTCGTCAAAGCCTATCCATGTAAATGCTAAACCCTGATAACGTAATACATCTTCTTCTCTATCTAAATAAGAGAACCACAATCTACCACCTGAAGGTGTAACCCATTGCATTTTTCTCTCTGACCATTTTATATTTGGTATAACTTTAGGGTATAGTTCTTGTGACTTCCACACAAGTTCTCTAAGTTCTTCTGTTGTATGTCGTAAAAGTAGTCCACTAAATTGTGGGTGTTGTAAATACCTTAGTGGATCAGCTAACATTGCATAACTCTTGCCGCCACCTGCACTTCCACCATAAAGAACTTCTCGTTCACCACTCGCTAAAAAATTAGTTTGAGGCCCTTCGTTAGGCTTAAACACTACATTGTGTTTCTCTTGAACCTTTACCTCATCTCTTTTAATTACTGGCGTGGTCTGTACTTTCGCTTGCACCTGTTCTTTTGGCTTCGATCTCTTTCGCTTTGGTGATCGCCTTTTCTGCATACTCTGCCCACTTGCGTAGGCTTCTAGCTTTGTTTTTACGCTGTCGTTCATTCTCTAATCTTTTTCTCAAACCTACGTGAGAAATGTACCTATCAGTTTCTTTACTAAGCCAGTTTGATACTTCTCTATATGAATACTGGTCTACGTACTTACGTGCCATTTCTAACTTATTTAGTTGATCCTCTATAGGAACAAGTAACTCAAGATCGGTTTCATCTTGTTTATATCCAAAGGGTATAGTCCTAGCTATTCGTGGTATTGGTTGCCACTCATTATCTTCTTTAATATCGGTAGGCTGTGGTAACTTCCATTTGCCTAATGATCGGTTCATTTTTTCTTTTTAGCTTGTTTAAATTTACGTACGTCATCTTCGTATTTAATAGTTTTATTTAACGTATATAGTTTTTTAACACTAGGATCATTCGGGTTTAACTGACGAAATCTTTTTACCGACATTCCTGCTTTTTTAGCTTTCTCTCTGATTGTAGCTTGCACTGCGTACAATGCTCTTACTTTATCAGGGCCACCCTTTCCCATCGACAATGCGACTGCAGGGGGTTCTTTTGCCATAGGTTTCTTTTTAGGTGCAGGTCTAGGCCCACCTGTCATTGCCGTTTTAGGTTTAGGTTTACCATATTTTGCAGCAAGTTTTGCTAATTTGCTTTTTCTCATTTCATCTGTTAAAGTCATCTGACGTACTTTTTTTACTTCCGATTCATAAGTTGCAGGAGTCTTTGTCTTAGCACGTTTCAATTCTCTAGCTTTTTTCTCTACTGCCGATAGGGGCTTCCTACCCTTTAGACCTTTTTTTAACCCTTTTGCTATTCCTCGTATCGCCATTTATTAATCCTCTTCATTATTCTTAGGTGGCATTAATATAACCCCACCACTTGCTTCAACCTGTACCTTCTCGGTTTTAATTAAACCTGTACGATCTAATAGCTCTTTAGCTGCTGACAGCTTATCTCTTATACCCAGTTGTGTAGGATCAGATAAACTACCTGCAATCGCAACGGCAGCTTGTGGTGCGTTACGTGCTAAGTATAGCTGTGTCGCTTCTAGGATTTCATCCTTTAAGCCCTTGGTAATATCGCTAGTACTGCTTGACTCAGAATACCCTGCAAGTTTTTTAGCGGTAACAACATTACCACCTGCTTCTTCAAACAGAACATCAAGAAAACGTTGTTGCATTTCAGTTAACTGTCTAGCCATTATATATCTTTTCCTTTTGCTTCTTCTGGTAATACTATATTAGGTACAACTTGACACATTGGTTTAGCCTGAAAGACTTGAGGACTCTTCATAGCAATCTTTGCTTTGCCTACTGAGTTTGCAAAACATTGTTCTTTTGTTTTTACTAACTCATTTCCTGTTATTACTACACAACTTTCTGCATAGGGTGCAGAACATAGTAGTATTATTGGCAACCATAATCCCATTAGTTTATCTCCAATTGAAAATGGGGGCCATCTATAAAAGGTTTTCTACCTTGGCTACGCCGCAAATCAATATACTCATTCATCAATTCTTCAGATGTGTCTTTCCAATCATTAAGTTTCTTGTGCCATGCACCACCCCATGTTACAGGATGACCCTGTATAACTGCCGCAGCTTTGATTGCATCAGCAATATCATCATACAGATTTAATTCCCAACTTCCCCTTGAACCAATGTAGGCCATAAGATCCACAGCATGTGACTTACCTGTAGATGCTTGTATCATGTGTTTGCTATTCATTGTTTTCGATGCACCTGACTGAACTAACGCAGCTTGTTCACTGTGTGTCCGGGTGCCGCAAATCACTCCAAAGTCTACCTTAGTCAGGGTTATTGCTTCTTTTACGATACTCACTAAGGATTCGTGTACGCCTTCTAATTTGCTCAAGCTTCTTGAACTTAATGTATAACTCATGTTCTTCTTTCCTTTTCTTTACCCACTGGCTTGTGTGCTTCAAGCTTTCTAGTGGGTATCTTCTATTGCCTATGTATTCAGGCTTGTACGAGATTAAATGCTTTTTTTCTGTAGACATAATAAGACACCATTGGTAATAGTACTAGATATAATCCAAATGCATTTTTCTTTTCATTCCAAACTAAATAATCTCCATAGCCATTCATATCAATAATAACAGCCAACAACATCATTATAAAAAAATTTATAAATAGTATTAACACTATGTATAATATAATGTTACTTACTTTTTCTACCAAAAAACTTACTCACAGATCGTATCCCAAACGATGCGGCCACTATCGCTCCCAAGCTTATCTGATACCAATCAGGCATCTGTTGCAGTGAAAGAAACCCATCATGCACGATCTGTCTTCCCCAATCACCACAGAATGAAAGGATTAATGGTAGTGTAAAAATTATAGTTAACCATTCATCTTTCCACGAATTTTGTGTCGCTCTTATAGCAGCAAGCTCCCAATCAATTTCACCTGTTGCTTCCTTCATACGAATCTGTGCTTCAGCCTTTTGTACCGCAGTCTTCCCATCTATCCAAGATGTTGCGAGTCCACCGACTGAACTTAGTATTGTTGTTAATCCACTAATCATCAAATAACCATATCCAAGCTAATACTGCTACCATATAAACTAACGCTACATAATATATAATGATAAAAGTTGTAATCATTTAACACTTCCATCTTCTCCTTGCTTGTCTTAATCTACTATTTGGATCTTTAGCTGCTTTAGGAAACTTCTTCATTTGTCCTGCAGATCTAGCACAATAAGACTTTCTTCGGGTAGCTCTCTTACCTGTGGGTTTAGATTCTGTTACTGCAGTCTTTAACTTTGAACCAGGGTTATCTTTACGATATTTAGCTACCCCTTTAGCTGTCATACCTGCACCTGACTTGGTAGGACGTTTGTGTCCACCACCTATTGTGTGTCCTTTCATGCTACCCTTTTTTGGCACTGGTGCTTCTCCTCTTTTTTCCTGATGCAGTTACAGACCACTTAACTCTTTTAGGGCCTGTCTTCTTACTCGCTTCAGACTTAGTAATCTTTTTAGCTACAGCAGCAGGTCTACAGGCAGGGTATGGTCTACCTTTGTCTTTCTTACCAGACCGACCACACTTCTTACCTGTCTTTACATCTCGCCAATCTTCAGCAAACCATTTAGTTAGGCCGCCCTTTTTAAGGGCCTTACGCATAACCACCGCCACGTGACTTGTAAGTTTTTACAAGCCAAGCATTAGCATAGGCACTTGGATATACTTTAAACTTTTTTTTAGCTTCAGATTTAACTGACGCATATAGTTTAGGATTGCTAGGTTTAGATCCTGATTTCTTTTTAACAGATCCACCTTTCTTCATGTATCCCATTTTATTACGTACAGTAGTCGGTAACTTTTTTAATCCCTTTTGAATTGGTGTTGGTTTTTTTAAGGCCATAGCCATACCTACTCCTTATCGTAAGTTTTGCACTTATTGCCATCTCTGCATTCTACATGAGTCTTACAAGATGGACAAGGAATTGGATAAGGCCATTTAGGTGAGTTTATCATTTGCAGTTACATCCTTTACTATTACTTCCTGTGACATACCCTGCCACGATACCTACAATACCTACAAGAGCATTATTCAGTAGGGCTAAGATGCCCTCATCGAATTTACCACCATGCTCTGTAGCCATCATAAATTCATCTACAACAATAAGTCCTAATAAACCCATCAGACCTAAAGCTAGAATCATTACTGTTATATGTTTCATGCTATTCATTAAGCACCTATTGAATGACAACCACTAACCATTACAGCTATGTAAATACACAAAGCTATAATTATAATTTTGCCGTAATCTAAATCCCACGCAGTACCTTCACCACGCTCACTAAAAAAACTTACTACTCTTCCCCACATTATATAGTCTCCCTTTGCTCTACTCTAGATGAAACCTCTACTCTAGACTTTCCACCATTAACATACAGCCCAAACCAAGCGGCACCTGCTCCCACAACGACAGACACAAATCCTGCCTGTGCGTTGTTAGGATCAGATAGATTCATAAACCAATTACACGTTTGGTAAAAGACAATCATATAAGCTAGTATCAACGCCCTTGGTACAATACGCCAAGCGTCTAACTTTTCAGGCGTAATCATTTTTTAAACATGCCACCCTTACGCATATCGGTATGTCCTTTACGTTTACCTGCAGAACTTACGCCTGCCATTGACATACCACCATGACCATACTTACCGACCTTGGCTTTCTTTGACATACCACCATAGGCGTACTTACCTACTTTAGCTTTTTCAGCCATGCCACCTTTTCTTCGCATGGATATGTCACTCTCATCACCACCTGCAAATCCTTTCATAAACTTGCTCATTAAATATGAGGCATCATCATTTGATAGATTTGCTATTTGTTTATTGCTGAGTTTATTAAACTCTGCTTTAGTCATTGACTTTACTCTACTGCTTGGCATGATTATTTACCCTTTCTTTTTTCGTATGCTGTTTTTCTAGCACCTGTAAATTTCTTAGCTCTTTGAATCTTTTTACCTCTAGGTGCTTTTTCGTTAAATTTAGATATGAGGCTATCAAACCTAGCTTTAGCTGCTTTTTTTGCATCTTCAGCTTTCTTTACAGCTGCTTCTTTTTTCTCTCTAGCTTCTTTCAGCCTACGATTCTTAGCGTCAGTACTAACACCTTGATTTAATCTAGAACGTGCTGCATCTTTGGCTTCTCTACCGCCTACAGTAATAGTTTTACCTCGACCACTAGGGGAAGCTACTTTTACTTTTTTACTTCCTACGCCCTGTCTTTTCTTGCCTTTATCTTGCAACGCATCTCTTTTAGCACGTAGCTTCTCTAGTAGTTTGCGTTCCGAGTCTGTCAGCTTACTTATCTTCATAAGTTTTTCTATCTGTCTTCTAACCTTACTAAGTTCTGTTGGTACAGCTTCAATGGCTTTACGTTCTTTAATAGCTTCCTTTTGTTCAGAAGATTTAGAAGTTTTACCTGTCTTCATTATCTTATCTTCTCTAGCCTTTGATACTTTACCCTGAACAGTACCTGCCTTTTTAGATGAAAGCACACGATAGAAAGATCCCTTCGTTCCCATACTTTCGTTAGAACCTGCTTTACCTACGTTTTTATTTATACGCTGATCCTGTTGCTTCTTCTGCATTGTAGAACCTTTGGCTCTACCTGTTAGTTTTTTGCTTTTGTATTTTTTAAGCCCTTTAGCTACTCCTCTTGTTGCCATGATCTATCTCCCTATTTCTTTTTAAGCCATTGAGACAGGGTTAGACCTGACTTCTTAAGCTGCTCTGCAGTTACGGCTACCTTACGCTTGCCGTTCTTATCGAAAAAATATTTCTTTCCCATCTTCTGTGCTTGTGCTATTGTACGTGGCTTATCGGGAGATTTAGACACTTGTCCAATTCTCTTTTGATAAGCATCTGATCCACCGACTCTGATCTTCTGTCCGGGCTTAATCTTATTAAGGTCTTTAATTTGAGGATTGATCTTTTTAAGATTAGCTACAGTTGTACCATTCTTTTTAGCTATATCGGTTAGGGTATCCCCACTCTTAACTGTTACTTGCTTTGTATCTCGTATTGCTTTCTTTTGAGATTCAGTTAAAGTCTTAGGCTTCCTGCCACCTGTCTTAGGCCCTGCACGATCTCCCATACCAGATGTGCCGGGGGTTGCTCTTGACTTAGGCATATTTGGTCGCATTGTAGTTAAACCATATCTGTAACCTGCATCTGCCTCTTCTTGTTTTCTAGGCTTTCTTCTATAGCCCTTTGGCCCTGCACGATCTATGCCTGTCTTTACTCCACTACGTGTTCCCATACCAGATGTTCCTACAGCAGAACTGCCACCAACTTTAGTATTTGTTTTTATACCTGACCTAACACCGGGCTTGGCTTTCTTCTTAGGTTTGAATGCATCTAGTATAGACTGTACTCTTTTACCAAAGGCTTCATTTGCTTTCTTACCCTTGTTATAAGCACCGATAGCTTTATTGCTACGTACTTCTTTCTTTAGGTCTGTTACTGACTTTCGTTTATCTTCTGCAGTTCTTTTCTGCTTTTGTATCTCTTTAATCTTCTTTTTATATCTATTAGTACTGTAATCTCTTGCCATATTTAAAGTTCCCTTATACTTTAATTACCAGACCACCCTTCAGCGATCATTGCTTCTTCCACTTCTTTAAGTGAAAAAGACCTACCATAGTGAGACTCTACTGCCTTTCGCACGTAGAATACATCACTGTGAGGTATGTGGAGTTTATGTAGACTATTGTTAGCTATAGCTTTATAGAACTCTTCTATAACATTGTCTGTATATAGTTTTACTGATTTTTTAGCCATTGTCAATACCTTTTTTAAAAAAGTACGAATACTATACAGTTTAAGTGTTTAGCATTTAAAGTGTATTTATATTTTAAGTGAATATATAGTTAGAGTGTTAACAGTTAAAGTGTACCGTTCGTTCTATCTATATATAATTATATCACAAAACAATAGGGCAGTCAACGTGTATATACGATTATACTAGGTGTGTGGTATTTATGATACATATAATGTGGTTAACAAGTGATTTACCTGATCTGTGTATAGATATGTAGATATATACGTACGCATGTGGGGTGGCCCTCGCACCCACCCATCGATCAGGTGCATTAGGCATGCATTGGGCAGTCACTCATCGGTGGTGGATGCATTGTGGATGTATACACTCACCCATTACACACAGAAACTCAGCAAAACAAGGCACTTAAAGGTTCATTGGTAGCTGTTATCACATCAGTTGCCACAGTCAAAGTGTTACAGATTAGCAACACCACCAAAACAGTACCGATTTGAGGTTGCCGATGCACCATAACCACTGTCCAACGTTGGACACCAAAAATCCTCACGAGTTTCACGCACGAACTTCAGTATCGTAGATACTTGCAGTCACGTGGGAAACGGCAGGAGCAGAGGATCACATACGCTACACAAAAGGCCGACCAACCTTAACCATTTTTTATTACTAGTAATTCAGATAAATTATATCTCACTTATTTGTGAGAGATATAATTTCTCTTAAAATTACAATAAAAAATGAAAAAGGAATAAGTTCAAATGCAAAATCAAATCACATTTTCTCCACTTTCGATTGCTGATCTAGCCAAAGAGGGCAAAACTCTTGCTAGGATCTGGAAGCAGACTAACAATGTCAAGACTTGTATCTCTGACAAAGGGTTTGATCTTAGACTTGGCAAAGTTATGGCACAGCTTAGAGCCGAAAGCCCTTCCGACCAAGGAATAGTCGGTAGAGATCAGAAGATCAGGGTAGGTATCTCCACTATAGATAGAAGGAGATTGAATGAAGCTCTGAAAGTTTTCGATAACATTGTTGAACTCAGAGAGTTTTGCAAATCCTCAAAGAAAGGATTCACGAACATTACCGCTTTGCTTAAAGCTTGGAAGAAATCTACGGAAGTACCTTCTGAAGTTGAAGGTTCAAAAGAAACTTCCAAAGAGTCCAACGTTGGACAGTCTGAAGCCAAAGTAAAACCAGAGGTAAAGACAGATCAGATCTCTCTTGGAAGTTCAAAAGAGAGCGTCATGCAAGCTCTTAAACTTTGGGCTGATGTTCACAACAAATCGGTCTTAGACATTGCCGATTGGATGTTAGAAGTTGCGGAAGGAAAAGATCCTGTAGATGATTTTCAAGAGACTATCTTAGTCAAGACAGATCTTGAAGGAATAAAGAAAGTTCAAGTCAAGAACATCACAAACGAAGAGTTACCTTTCTAGGTAACTTTTACTAAGGTTGGTTGGAATTTACGTAACTGAATTCTCTGAATTAACAGAAAGAAATTACCAACCTTGGGTCTACAGTAACTCAAATTTTATAAGGATAAAATCATGCAAGGTATGAAAGTAACATGTCACAAGATCAACTCAGGCTACGGCACAGACTATGGGCATATAGAGTGCGAAGTCGTAAAGGTTGTAAGCTTAGATGGTGTACCCACAATTAAAGTTAAAGAGTGGGTCGAGGAAGGTGCTGTAGGCGAATGGGTCAAGGGGCATATGGTTTCCTACGAATACCTAGCGTGGTATCGTAATGGCGAATGGGTCTTAGACCTAGATTGAAACTGTCCAACATTGGACACTTAACTTGAAGGAATAAAAATGGATAAGTTTAAATTGACTGAAGATCAAATAAATAGAGCCGTCATGCAAGAGTTAGCGAATAGCTTGGGTGAATTGGGTGAAGCTATGACGCAAGCAAGCCGAGAGTTCAATACCTTGTTCGGTGAAGGTGTACATGGCAACATGTTCGACACTGATTTCGAACACGTATTCGATAGCTTGGATGAATGCTTGAGCGACTTGCAGTCAGATGACAGGTCACGTGACGTTTTTGACAGGTGTAAAGCCTTGCAAAAAAGGACACGAACTTTGATGGCAACCTTGCATCGCTTCTCCTAGTATACTATATACACGTTATATAACACTTGAAATATATATGAAAGTGTTATATAACTAGTGTATTATAGTAAAGATAAATTGAAACTGTCCAACGTTGGACACCCTAACTGAAAGGTTTTTAAATGTATACTAATTGGAATTGTACTCATGTATCAGAGGGTTCAGTAGAACTCACTCGTTCATCAGACTTCACAGGTAATGTGAACTCAATGGTGCTACCTGTCACTCAAGGTATGCTTGATCGCTACTACGTTGGGAATGAATGCGTTCAAGACGTATTCCCTGCCCTTAGTGCAGATCAGCGAGAGTTCATTATGACAGGTGTTACACCTGCCGAATGGGATAGCCTCTGTGGTAACGAAGGGTAACTGTCCAACGTTGGACACTTTAATTGAAAGGTAATAAGATGACTAAGCCAAATGGATACACACTATGGGAAGGTACAAGCTTACTTGATGGCAAGCCTATTGTAGCGATAGCTCTAATGGGTAGTAGCAATAGCAAGACAGGTAAGATGATACAAATCCTATATATACGCAGTGACATTGATCCTATCTCTGCCAACAAGAGTGGTGAGGACTACTCTATCTGTGGCACTTGTCATTTACGTGGCAAGGCACATGACAGAGATGATCGTGCTACGGCTGATGAACGTGGATGCTATGTCATGTTGCTAGGTATACTAGGTGTGTACAAAGCATACAAGGCAGGTAAATACCCTCGCATCAAGACAGTTGACTTTGTTGAGATGACAAAGGATAGGACTGTACGTCTAGGTATGTATGGTGATCCTGCTTGTGTGCCTAAGAGAAATAACAAGCTATGGATCAAGCATGCTAAAGCACATACAGCTTACAGTCACCAAGCTAATACAGTTGGTGCTGACTACGATCCTACTGTGTGTATGCGTAGTGCTGACACAGTGGAAGAAGCACGTGAAGCATGGTCAAAGGGTGAGCGTACCTTCAGGGTAGGCCACCTTACTTCTATGGTGAAAGACAAAGAGGTACTCTGTCCTGCAAGTGAGGAAGCAGGTAGACGTACGACATGTGACAAGTGCAAGCTGTGTAGTGGCATGAAGATCAATGCCAAGTCCATACTGATACCTGCACATGGTACAGGAAAGAAGTGGGTAGCATGAAAAAGAAACTTACAATTACAAGAGTTAATCCTGTGGCAAAAGCTTTGCTTATGCTACGTAAACCAATACAAACTGTTAAACCTAAGAAAGGAAAAGGTAGCTATGACAGAGCAAAAGAGAAACGTAACGCACTACGAAGTAAAGAACTTTGAGAAGTTCAAGCAGAAGAAGAAGCTTAACCTCAGAGACAAGACGAGACATGGCAATGTGTACAGACAGGAACGCAAGAACAAAAGGAGATATGCGTGATGGAACAGATACCAGAAATTTATATGTGGTTTTTCATGGCATGTGTATTTGGATATGCATGCTTCATAACAGGTTGGCTTATCGCTAAGATAGATAGCCTTGCTAAACGAAGGAGATGACATGGCAACTTATTACGAGATAGGTATATCAATAGAAAAGCAACCATCTATCGTGACACTAGATAGCAATGCTACACCTGTAAAAGATTGGAAGGATGCGGTAGATCATGTGATGCGACTAGCAAAACTATTCTACCCTACCTTCACCACCGAATTTGATTTCGTAAAAGAGTACGAGATTGAAGATGAGCCTAGTAATCTAGGTTACATACACCAACCCCAAGACGCAACATCATATGATAAGGAGAACTTGATATGACAAAAGAAACCAACACAATTAAGAACGAAAACCCTGCAATAAATGTCGTGGACTATTCAACGCACACTAAGCATTTCAAAAAGGCTATGCCTTTCACCTACAACTACGCTATCATTGATGGTATACTGATGGAAATGTATGACGAATACACCATCAAGCAGACCGCATCTATACTTAACGAGTCCAAGAATAGGATTGCGTATCGTGTAGCTTTCCTACAAAAGAATCACCCTGATACCATTGTATTCAAGCGTGGTGTTACGATCGATAAAGGTACTCACAAAGTGTCCAACGTTGGACAGTCCAAGAGAAAGGTTAATGGTTAATGCAATACCAACAAGCATTCGCAAGTGAGATAGACCCCTACTCTATGGGGGTCGCTCACTACAATCATCCTATGGTAAAGCAGATGGGTAGCGTACTTGATATGCACAAGCATCCTATGTATGTACACAAAGGTATAGACCTGCTAATGGCAGGCCCACCTTGTCAACCCTTCTCCTTTGCAGGTAATCAGCTTAACTTCAATGACGAGAGAGCCAAGCCAACGATAGAGTTCTTCAGATTGTTTCACCAGTGGAAGCCTAAGTACTTCCTAATTGAAGAGACACCTATGAAGAAGGAGTATCAAGACATATTCTCACATGAGTTTGGGTGTGAACCTAGAGTACATAACTCTGCGTCTGTGTCTGCACAGAACAGGAAGAGATTGTATTGGACTAACATACCCCATGACGATCTGCCTGATCTTGGTATCAACCTTGAGGATATCCTTGAGGATGAGAGCATGACCGACAGGGAGAAAGCCTACTGTGTAGACGCTAACTATTTCAAGGGTGGATCTATGAAGATGTACTTTGAGAAGTCACGTAGACAAGTGGTGTTCAACAAGCACACTCAGTGTAGACAAGTGGGTGAAGCTAACCTCAAAGGCTATGACATTATCAAGCGTGTCTACTCTCGCAAAGCTAAGTCCTCTGGCCTGACCACCATGCAAGGTGGGTGGCGCATGCCGAAGGTTGAGGATGGTGACTTGCGTTGGAGAGCATTGACACCTCTTGAGTGTGAACGATTGCAGACTATGCCTGATGGGTACACAAAGTATGGTGACATGCACGATGCTGATGGTCTTACTAAACCCATGAAAGAGATAAGCAATTCAAGGCGGTACAAGATGATTGGCAATGGTTGGACAGTGGATGTTATCAAGCACATACTCAATGGCATACCACAAGATAAGTTGGGTACTGTCGTTAGTTTGTTTGATGGCTGTGGCTGTGGATACCAAGCATTGAAAGGAGTAAAGAGATGATTATATATTTAGATATGGATGGTGTGTTAGCTGACTTCTTTGGTGGGCTAGAAGCACACTTTGATGTGGCTCATTGGAAAGATATCAAAGATATTAATGAAGCTCTTGCTCAATTAAAGGATACCAATTTCTTTTGGAATCTAAAAGCATTTGATACAACCTATCATCTTGTGGGTCACATCAAAGAGTTGACGTACAAGTATCCTCACTTAGGTTGGGGCATATGTTCTACACCATTGCGTAATGACAGAGATAACTGTGTCTATTGGAAACGTAGATGGTTGGAATCGCATGGTCTAATGCCACCTAAACATAGGCTGATCTTTACCCACACCAAGCACAAGTTTGCTACTGATAGGATAGATGGTACACCCAACATTCTTATTGATGACAAGCACACTAATGTAAAGCAGTGGACAGATGCAGGTGGGATAGGTATTCTATGGCAAGCTAACAGAGATAAGATCTCTAGGCTAGAAGAAGAATTGCATAAAGCAATTAAGCTTATACAAAAAGTACGAGGAGATTTTTAGTATGAGAAACGCAATCTTCTTCCTGATTATATCTTTAGGATATACTTGGGAAGTATTTATTGAAGAAAGGTTTACAAGTAAATGGTATTACTCAAGAGTGCATTGGTCTGCCTCGCCCTAAACATCTATCACGAAGCACGTGATCAGAGTACGGCAGGCCAGTTGGCAGTGGCACAGGTAACTGTCAACAGGGTGGATAGCAAACACTATCCTGATACAGTATGTGATGTAGTGTATCAAAAAGGTAAGAGCATCTGTGCTTTTTCTTGGACATGTGATGGTGCAAGTGACACACCGCATGAGAATAAGGCATGGGAGAAGTCTATGATGTTGGCAGCCATGATGCTAGATGATGACAACACTATAGATGTAGTGAATGGTGCGACACATTATCACACCACAGAAGTAAACCCCTATTGGGCAGATAGCTTACGAGTTGTCAAGCAGGTAGGGGATCACATATTTTACAAGTGAAGGGAATAACATGCGTAAGAAAAAATATCAAAGTAAACATGCACCTAACAGACAGGGTGACATAACAGAAATTATGGCAACAAGTATCTTACTTGACAAAGGGTATGAGGTATTCAGAAATGCATCATGCATTGGTAAGATAGACATGATTGTATACAGGCCCAACAAGAAAGACTACCTGTATCTTGACATGAAAACAGGTAAGTCAAAAGAAACATTGACACCTAACAAGTGGCAAGAAAAACTAGGAGTAAGATGTGCCACTATCAGAGATGGTAAGGTACGTTATATGAATGACAATAATAGATTAGTATTAGCTTGACTCTAGTTAGTATACATGGTATAACTAGCTATCAGTTGCAATAGTAGAAAAGGAGAATAAAAAATGGCTTTAGATTATATAAGTAATGTAGACATACCTTATCGTTATGACTTTAAGGTAAGCAAAGAACCCACTAAATTTCAAGGACAATCTTACGTTGTCAATGAGTATGATGGTGAGTATCTAGGTATAGTAGGTGATAGCTATGCACTCACTAGTCATGGTGAATACTTCAACAAAGTGTGGTCAGTAGCAGAGGAAACACTAGGTCAAGAGAACTGTCTCTTGGCAGATAAGAGATGGCGATCAGCACGTAATGGTGCATTCGTAATGCTTGATGCTATCTTTAAAGATGACAGTATCACTATCACAACAGCCGATGACACACATCAAACAGAACTCTTCAAAAGAATGGTTGCACTACATGGTGTAGATGGCAGATGTTCTAACCAAGTGTTCTATGGTTTGATTGATATGTTCTGTACGAATGGTACTGTCACTGGTGATCACAACTACCTCAAGAAAAAGAACACTGCGTTGTTTAACGTAGATATCTTTCAAGGTGAGATAGCTGATTCAGTTGTAAACTTTGAAGGTGAAGCAGAGAAGATACAGACATGGGCATCCATAAATACAAGAGCCTTGTGTGTTAAGTCTGTGCTTGATTACATGATGGGTAACGAAAAGAAAGCAGACAAGATGCTTGCCCTATACAGAGAAGAGACACGTAAGCGTGGCGAGAATCTCTTTGCATTGTACAGTGCGTTCACTAACTACGCTACGTATGGTGATGAACGTAATGGATTCACAGTACGTAACACAGGTAACGATACCAAAGCCGTGACCATGTGGAAGCGTGAGCAAGAGGTAGCCAAGTGGGTTGACTCTCCTATATGGAATGACTTAGTAAATTCAAGTTTTGATTCTAAGGTTACAGGCAAGTGGGGTAAATAATGGCATTGCCTAGATATATACAAGCTAGGACTACGGCATATGGTGTGGTTGAGTACAGATTCAACCCACCACAGAAGCTAGTCGATGCAGGTGTTGTCACACGCAGACAGTTTGGGTCTGATCTCAAGCAGGTACGCAAGCTTGTACGTGAAGATAACCAAAGGATAAATGACTGGTATGACAAAAATGCAACAGTAATAAAAGCAAATGCAAGTAGTACCTTGACTCACCTGATTGATGCTTACTGCCACTCGCAAGCTTGGAAAATGTTAAGACCTAAAACACAGAAGGACTATAAATACTTTCTAAGTGTTGCACAAAAGACACTAGGTAGGTACAAAGTAAAGGCCATAGGCACTAAGCTTGCTAAGAAACACTATCAACTGTGGCTTGAGCAGGGTGTTACACAAGCTAATCACATTACTAGTTGTATGTCTACAGTATATAACTGGGCATTTAACCTAGAGTTAGTGTTAGTTAATCCTTTCTCACGTATCAAACGTGTGACTGCACTCAAGCGTACTGATGTATGGACTAGGCAAGAAGTAAGAGCCGTTCTTGATGATGCCTATTCCAATTGGTACACACGTAACATAGGCTTAATCATACACATGGCTCTTGAGTTTTGTCAGAGGTTAGGTGACATGCGTAATTTAAAATGGGATAGTCTAAGTGATGACATGGCTGTGTTATATTTGCAGCAGTCTAAACGTAGAGCAAAGGTGGAGATACCTGTAGAGGATGACCTACGAGAGATGCTACTACAACAGAAGAAAGACTTTGGCTTTCAACAGTACGTAGCACCAAGAGTATATCCTATTGATGGGGAGTACCTACCTTACACACTAGAAAGCCTATCCAAAAGAGGTAGATTGCTAATGGAAAGGAATGGTATACCTAAACACAAACGGCTGATGGACTTACGTAGGACAGGCATCATGGAGATGGTTGATGGGGGTGTGCCATTACCTCAAATCATGTCGGTCAGTGGGCATTCTAACCCTGCGTCAGTAAAACCCTATATGAAAAATACTCTAGCGTCTGCAACAAATGCCTTGACAACTAGAAAAACATGGGTATCATCTGCGTTGAAGCAACAGGAAGGTGTATAGTATGTGGAGTGTGGATGATTTTGATGTTAGAAATGGTGAGACTAAACGTGTTGACTGCCCTGCATGTAAGGGTAGGAAAACATTTACCATTACAAACAACATGGGTAGCCTGATGTGGAATTGCTACAAGGCTACGTGTGATGTGGGTGGGGGTAAGCGTGTGCGTTTGAGTGCCAATGACATTAGAACATCCCTATCTCCACAGGAAAGACTGACAGAGGTAGCGTGGAATATGCCTAGCAACATCATATACCACCCACCCTATACGCAGAAGTTTGTAGATCAATACCAACTGCCTACCGATTTAGAATTGATGTATGATGTTAAGGAAGATCGTGTCGTGTTCACCATATGGAAATCGTGGAAGTGTGTGGATGCAATAGGCAGAGCCATTGACAGTAAGCGATTACCTAAATGGAAAAGGTATGGGAATAGTGACTTGCCATATACATATGGATGTGGTAGTGTTGCTGTAGTTGTTGAGGATTGCGTCAGTGCTGTAGTTGTAGGCGAGATTGATGTATACGTTGGGGTGGCTGTGTTGGGTACGTCACTCTCAGAAGCACACAAGAAGTACTTGTCGCAGTTCTCAACAGCAATCGTAGCGTTAGACCCCGATGCGTTACCAAAGACAATGCAGTTTGCCAAAGAGCTACGCCAACACGTAGACAAGGTGGGTGTATTGAAGTTGACCGATGACTTGAAGTATAGAAACGAAATAGATATAGAAAACCTAACCAACATAGGAGTATAATATGGAACTATCATTACTACGTAGCCTAATGGACAAGCAATTTTATGACGATCATAGAGGTGCTAAGTGTCCTAACAGACTGTTCACTAAAGATGCACAGAAGATCAAATCAATTGTTGACTCTTGCATGCAGAGGTACGAGCGTACTGTTACACCAGATGAAGTGGAAGCTTTGTTTATATCAAGCAACCCTTCCATGACTACCGCACAGAAGACTGCTTACTCTTCCCTATTTGATAGGATCAAGCGTGAGCAACCTATGGGATCAGACATTGCACAAGAAGTATTGTCTAAGTTATTCCAACAGGTAGTGGGAGAAGACATAGCCAACTTAGGATTTGATTATGTCAATGGTACGAAGACTAGCCTTGAGCCTATACGTAATCTGCTTGAACAGTATGGCGATGACTTTACACCCAATCTAAATATACAGTGGGATGACATTGACATAAGCACATTGCTAGAGAGGAATGATCTTGAAGCACGATGGACATTCAATATACCTACACTCGTACGTAAGCTTGAGGGTGTGAATGAAGGACACCTTGTTGAGATAGGAGCTAGACCTAACACAGGAAAGACTTCCTTCCATGCCAGTTTGATTGCATCTCCCAATGGATTCGCTAGACAAGGTGCTAAGTGTATTGTCTTGTGTAATGAGGAAGGTACGCACCGAGTGGGTGCTAGGTATCTCACCGCTGCCACAGGCATGACGATGCAAGAGGTAAAGCAGAATCCTAAACTAGCACACGACAAGTATGAACCTGTACGTAAGAACATACGATTGCGTGACGCTACAGGCAGAGACATGTCGTGGGTAGAGAGCGTATGCAAAGCATACAAGCCTGACATTGTAGTGCTTGACATGGGTGACAAGTTTGCTGTGACTAGTGGCTTTGCCCGACAAGACGAGGCACTCAAGGCCAATGCAATACATGCACGTAGTATAGCAAAGCAACAAGGTTGTGCTATCTTTTACATGTCACAACTATCTGCAGAAGCAGAGGGTAAGGTGCTACTCAATCAAAGTATGATGGAAGGTTCACGTACAGGTAAGGCTGCGGAAGCAGACCTGATGCTATTGATTGCAAAGAATCCTGTAGTCGAGGGGCAGGATGAAGAGGACAACCAACGACATTTAAACCTAGTCAAGAACAAACTCACAGGATGGCATGGTGTCATTCATTGTGAACTTGACTACAAGACAGCGAGGTATATGGCATGAGCAAAGACTGTAGATTCTGTGGAATAAAATTAGTCGATGAGAATTGGTATCTAGCCAACCAGAAAACTAAACAATACAAGTGCAACAAGTGTGCAGCCATAGTGGACAGGCAAAATGCGTTAAGACGTACAGTAAAATTACTGTCTAACAATACAATAAAAGCATACAATAAAATTAAAGAAGGGTATGTGTACGCTATCTCTAATCAAGCGTGGCCAGGTTGGATCAAGATAGGCATGGCAGTTGATGCAGAAGATAGATGTTCAAGCTATCAAACCTCTTCACCTCTGCGAGATTATGTGTTAGAGTTCTGTAAAATGTTTGACGATAAAGGAGTAGCAGAAAAAACGGCACACCACAACGCACGTAGACTAGCAAGTGACAGTAATGGTGAGTGGTTTAAGATGAGTAAGCATGACGCTATCACTGTAATAGAAGGAGTGACCGATGAAACTAGTACTTGATGTAGAGAACACAGTAACCAAACGTGATGGCAAGATGCACCTTGATCCATTTGAGTCTGACAACACTCTGGTTATGGTGGGTGTACAGGGGGTGGAACAGGATTCTCTTCCTCGCATATACACATTTGATCATGCAGATATTGAACCCACCTTTAATGGTAAGGAAGAATTACAAATGACATTAGATCAAACAACTTTATTAATTGGTCACAATATTGCATATGATTTACTGTGGCTATGGGAATCAGGTTTCGTTTATAAGGGTGAAGTGTATGATACTATGCTTAATGAGTATGTCTTACAACGTGGCGTGAAAGAACCGCTATCTCTTCAAGCTTGTGCTGAACGATATGGGGCTACTCCTAAACAGGACACCCTTAAAGAATACTTTGCCAAGGGCTACAGCACACGTGACATACCACATGCAGAACTGTGTGAGTATTTACGTGCTGATCTATCGGCAACTAAAGATGTGTACCATAACCTAATGCGTAGGTACAACGAAGCAGACAATGCAGGGCTAAGAGATACTGCAGAGTTGACTGATCAAGTGGCTGTATGTCTTGCACGTATCTATCAACGTGGGTTCAAGGTTAATCTTGACGTACTCAATAGCGTACGTGAAGAGTTTGAGACAGAG